ACTGCCATATAATCCTCAGAGTAAAACGCCCCCGAAGGGGCGTGTACATCTTAGAGTGCCGCGTCGAAGAACATCTCTACACCGTAGCTATCATCAAGCTCTGCAACACCGTAGACGGCTGTCGCGTTAAGCTCAAAGGCACGGAGAGAGGCGTTGCGCTCTGTCTCAAGGTTGAAGTCACGCTTCATGGCAATCGCCATTGCTTCACGACCAAACACACAGCCCTTCGCATCATCGTTTCCGTCAACTGTGATGTTAGCTGACTGATAGACGTCAATGCCTGCGATAGAACCTACGAAACCGTTGCGCATTGCTTCGTTCTGAAGGTCGCCACCGTTGGGGTTAGCAAACGTGTTAGTCAGGTTAGCTGACAACTGATAGGCGTGGAATGGGTGAATCACAGCAGTGATCGGTCCAGTTACCTTCGCCGCTCGGAGAGTAGCCGCCGCTTTGAACAAGTCAGCCGCAGTAATCTCTTGAGCCGCCGCGCCGATAGAAGCCGAGAAGCCATCGAACAAAGCGATGATGTCTTGGTCCATCTTAGTAGCGATAGAGTTACCTAATACAGTGCCAAGCTCTTGAGCAGGGTTGCCCGCGCCCATTGCCGCAAGGTCAGTTAGTACAACCTGCGCGCCAACTTCGCCGACAGTAACAGTGACGCTAGAGGTTGATACTGTGCTTGAAGACATATCAGTGCCTTCAGTCAGATCAGCCGCCGCAACCGCTGGGTACTTAGGTACTTGGATCGTCTTACCGGCAACATTGCCGATGTCATAACGAGTGATAAGGCCAGCCATGAGCGATTGCTCCTCGGCGGTGAAGCGAGCCTGCATGATGATGTTTGCAAACAGGTCGTCGAGTGTTGTTGAAGTAGTAGCCGCCATGATAAAAATCTCCTGTGATTAGCGGTTTATTTATTAGCTAACATCATTGCGCGGTAGGCTTCTTTGCCACCGCTATTCCAGTTAGCTTCCATTTCTACCGCCGACATAGGTTTCGACGTGGAACCACCAACCGCTGTCTGCGATCCTGCGCCACCTGATGACGCTTTCACGAAGTGCGGGTTTGAGGTCAGGAAGTCACTGACTAACTGGTCAACGGACAATAGCTCGCCTTGGTCGTTATAGCGTGGCGTTCCGTTCGCATCGTAAACCTCTGCGGTGCCGTCTTCAGACAGCCGAACCGAACCACGTAACAACTGACTGACTTGCTCTGCCGATACTGCATTGTTTCGGCTTGCCGCTGACAGTAATGCCCCATCAACTAACTGCGTTTCGAGGCGTTGCTTGTAAGTCGATATTTCCTGATCCTTCTTTTCGACGGTCTGCCTTAGAATTGACTCGAACTCTCCGCGCTCTTTCTGCTTCTCAATTTCAGCGTCTTGCTGACGTTGTAGAAGTGACTTAGCTTCATCGAGGTCGATACCATCTAGCTTTTTGTCGTACTGTCGCTTAGTGCGAGCAACACGATCTGCTACTATCCGGTCCAACTCTTCTTGCGTGAACGTCTTTACATCCTGAACTTCTGGTGTTTCCACTGCGGCTTCAGTTACCGCGTCTGCCATGATTTCATCGCTCATGTTACGAATCCTCTTTCGAGTGGGTTAAATTATATCACTTACCGCGTTTCTTTTTCTTCTTCTTGTCTTTCTTGTGGTATGGCATGTGTGTCTCCTATTCTGGTACTGGCACCCACCAGTGCCTGCAGTTGTATCCACCTCTTACACGGAACGGATCGCCTGACTTCTTACCGGCCCAGCTTTCGCCCCATATCTCGTATATCTCGTCGGTCGTGTATTCCTTGCCGACATGACCACGACAGAATGGACGTGTGCTTTCTATTGTATCGCCTTCGTACCGAAACTTGGTAATGCCTGCCTCTGCCGCCGCCGCTTGCTGTAGGCTAGAGCTAAACTCGAACAGCGCATCATGTAGCATCGTCTTAGAGTATCGTTGCAGGTCAGCGTCGAGCAACCCGTTAAGCTCACTCAAGCTGGCTGAAAAGGGCGTACCCGACAGGGTGTTGTTGTACACCTGCTGATATAACGCCTCGACAAACTCATCTGCCAACTGCTCGTGTCCGGTAAAGCTAAACTGCTGTAACTGACCGATAACACTCTGCGGCACTCTGAACGCCGCGAACTGCTCCATGAACTCCCCAGTCAACGCTACCGCATCAGGGTACTCACGGATGATGTCATCAATGACAGTCAGGTATTCGTCACGGACAAGCCCGTCGATCTGTGTCCGAAGTGCTAAGGCCGCATCAAGGTCAAACAGCTGACCGTCGCTTAATGGTAGGCCAGCCATCAAGTCAGTAAGCCCAAGCCGCAACTGCTCTATAGCACGTAAAAGGCGACGCTCATGGTTAGAGGTCGCCCCTGCTAGTGCTTTGGTTAGCTCTTCACTGTCCATTAGTTACGGTTTGGACTCTCTCAGTCAACACGTCACCACCGGCAACATCCTCAAGGCCAATCTTCTCGCGCACCTCGTTAGGCGTCACCATGCCGCTATCAATGTGGTACTTGTAAATCTGCGTCTCTTTGGTGAAGTCGCCAACCGCTGTTGTGGCTTCTTCAATCTCAGCGTGTGCCTGTGCAAGCACTTGGTCATCAAGAACAAGGTCTGCAATCTGCTTATCAATCTCACGCAACAAGGTGACAGACTTAACGCCACTGGCTCGCGTTTTCTGCAAGAACTCAAGCTCTGTCCCGTAATCGCGAATGTCAAAGCTGTCAGGATAGCTGACCTCTACCTCGTGCAGATTGTGTCCCTGCCACCGACACCACAACTCCCATAACTGCTCTTCGGCTAACTCAAGGATGTCGGCTTTCTCTGCCAGCTTCGCGTTCAACATTTGGAACTCTGTCTGCATAGCAACGCCTGACTGCGTCATTGCCTCTGTGCCGCGTACTGCGCCCATGTGGGCCATCCTATTGATCGAGTCGATCTTGTCCTCTATAGAGGCTCTGATGGCGTCTAGGTTAGCCCCAGACGGTTGCATCTGGTATGGCTTTAATCCTGCGTCAATGTCATCGCTAATATTGATGACTGCACCGGCACCAGCAGTCGCGTCAGTGTCGAAGGTCTTAACAAGCGTCGGGTGATTAGAGATGCGGATGAGCTGTTCGATTTCCGATAGCTCTTGATAGATCGCTTGTTGCATATAGCTGATGTCAGAGATGTCGCTGATACCGATGCCGCGAACGATTGATCGGTTAGCCGGTACGTTGACCGCCGGTATCTTGCCGATGGGGTTGTCGATAGTCTCGACGATCTGAGCTTCATCACCGAGGTAACGGATAAGCTGTATCTGCTCTTTGGTCCAAATGCGGAAATACGTTTCAGTCGTTGTGCCGTCGATGCGGTTTACCGACTCGCGCACCTTCATGTAGGTCAGCTCATGGCGACCGCTAGGCATACGCTCATACTTCCAGTCGTAAACATTCTCAGGCGTGACCAGTGTGACGTATGGCCGTATCTCTTGATCTAACTCTTCGGCTCTAGTGCTTGCCGTCGATAGAGGCTTGTCCATCATGATCCAGACGTGACCGTACACGCTTGACCATATCTGAGCCTCACGCATAAAGCTGTTGAAGTTCTGGCCGTCGAGGTTGGCGTCTTTAATAAACGCCTCTAGGTCTGCACTGCCTTCCATCTGCTGGAAGTTACGAGTCGGCGGTTGACGCCATAAGAACGACGAATAGACGTGGACCACGTTGCGACAGTGGTTATCTAACGGGGTCAAAGCCAAGCGGCGCGAGTATGCGGTCTTATCTTCGTTGAGGTAGCTGGTCAGGTAGGAGCCATCACGGTAATCCTGACCACCCATGTATGACCGAACATAGAACTCCCAGCGGTCTAGATTGTTTTCGTAATCGGGATGCTGGTACTCGATATCTTCGTAATACATTTACGTCCACCTCTGCGGGGCTTGCGGCTTGTTGGCCTTGCGTATGGGGAATAGATATTCAACGGCGTAGCCCAGTGCGTCATTCATGTGATCGAAGCCGTCCTTCTCTGGCTGGCTGGTGCCTTCCTTGTAGGTATGGCGTTCCAATGATTCGATTACCTTCTTGCACTTAGGGTCTACAAACAAGCGCCTATGCCCATCCTTAGACAATAGACGCGAGTTCACGCTGTTTATCCTATCTCTTACCGCCGCGTGAGATGACCTTACTCGCACCTCAAATCCCGCGTTTTGCAGAATGGACAAATCCGTTCTACCCCCTGCGCTCGTTTTACGTTGACGCGATGCAGGGTCAGGGTATATGACTATTGTACCATTTCCGTAGCGTGTGCGAATCTCTGCGACCATTTCATCGGTGTTACTGCCAAACATCACAATCTCATCGAATACGTGCAGTGTGTCGCCCTTACGGGTCATCAGGACGGCAGACATCGGATCGAGGTTGAAGTCCATCCCAACGTGGATAGCAGAGCGGTCGCCGTCGTGTCTGATTACTGACTCTTCTCGCTTGAATGAGTAGTAAATAATGCCGCTGTAATTAACGAACTGTGCTTCGTATTCTTGCTGGAATGTACGGTCGTCAAGGTCTGATTTTGCCGATTGAATTTCTGATGGCGGCACATGACCACCTTGAATGGTTGTATATTGATGTGAACTCCAATTAGCGTCACCATCTAACCCTTTTGTATACAAGTCATAAAAGTGATTGCGCCCTTTTGGAGTGCCAATAAAAACGGCAGATCCAACTTTATCACTCAATGACGGCCTAAGTACCTCATACCATGCCTGTGGCCTCATATCAGCAAATTCGTCTAGAACTACAAAGTCCAGTGATCTTCCGCGAAGGTTATCAGGCTTTTCTGCACCCTTTAGTGAAATCACTGAGCCATTTAAAAGATAAATAGTTAGTGATGATTCATTCGTCTTCGATATGTATTCGCGCGGTATTTGATCGATAAGCATTTGCCATGCAATTTCCTTTGCTGACTTATACGTTGGCGCTACATACCAAACGTGCTGGTCTTTAGTGGTTAAAGCTTTGCTTAATATTTCAGCCGTGCTTAAAAATGTTTTACCGAAGCGCCTGCCAGCGACTATGACTCGGAATCGATTAGGGTCGTCATATATTTTTGTTTGCGGCTTAGTCAGCTTCATCGCGTGTGAGCTGTATAACAACAGGTGGTAAATCTTGTGCTTCTGTCTCTGTCTCTTTCCATCCGGCTTGCGTTTTTAGATAGAAAATTTGTGCTGTAGTGTTTCCGTCAGTAGCACTGCGCAACAAACTCTGACTTACCCTTCCAATGGCTTTTGCTCTTCCTTTTTTATAGGCGGCAGAAACAAACTCATCACGAGCGAAAATAGCACGAAGTGTTCGAGCTGGTATCCCCATATAATCGGCTATTTGATCTTGATTTAGTACAGCGGCTAACGTTTCAAGTTCTGCTACTTGGCTTTCAGTAAGTTCTGTACGCGGACGCCCTCCGCTGTTCTTAGCCATTAGATTGGAGCGTACAGGTCGGAGTTGCACCGCCCAGACTAGGTTGGTCACCTAGCGCCTGCTCTTTTGCACGCTTGGGTTTGCCTTTATACATTCCCGCCCCCATTTCGTCAATCTTACTAAATGGAATTACCGGAGCTAACAGTCTTTCTCTTGCCTTATGATTTATAAAATAGACGTAGCGGAACTGATACCCTTTTGTTGGCTTCCATGTCCTAAACTCTTTACTTAGCATTAAGTGGTGCGCCTGTATAACGTGCATCACTTCACCAGTCTTAGGGTTTTTACGCAATGCGTCACTTTCTCTTATATCCGTTAAAACAAATCCTGATGCTCTATATATGGTTCCGTCACCGCATTGGGTTCCATCGCTAAAGCTAACAATCCATTCTATGTGCGGATAATGCTTTTTCATTAACTTAAAGGCTATTGCCATTGCTCGAGATTCGCTGTTTCTGGGCAATACATCGCTAAAAGCCATTCTATTTAGCTCGAGCATCCCGTTCCACTGAGTGTCTCTGACTATCTTAATTGTGCCTTTTTTGTTTATTGGCGGCCCAAAAGACATAACACCCTCTAAGCGGTCATTCAAAAAAACCCCAAAGTGAAGCGTGCTATTTGGCACAACTTTACCGCTGTAGTGTATTTTTTTAACTAACGCATTTGCCGCCTGCGCTTTTATTGGCTTTACAATAATGTCTTTCGCGCTACTCATTTGCCGCTAACCATTCTTCGCATATCAAAGACAATGCGTTTCCGTTAGTGTTGTCATTTAAACCAGTATCAACCGTTGGCTGAGTTCTAGCTAATGTTACAGCGTCATCAACTACGCCAGCCTGTTCATTGTGCAAGGTAAATGTTTTTTGCTGAAAAGGTGATTTATCGCCATCTGCTAATTCGGGGAAGTCAATTTCGGAATCATTATCAAATAGTATTTCCTTTAACTCCTCATCTGAAAAACCAATTAAATCCAGATCAAAGTCCATATCTTTGAGGCCCTCTAGATCAAGCCTCAAATACTCATAATCCCAATTCGCATTAAGTGCCAGCTTGTTGTCTGCTATAACGTAAGCCTTGCGTTGCGCTTCACTTAAGCCAGTTAGTTCGATAGTAGGAACTTCGGATAGTTTTAGGCGTTTAGCCGCTAATAGTCGGCCATGCCCTGCAATAATGCTGTTTTTCTCATCGACCAGTATTGGATTAGTAAAGCCGAACTCCATAATACTTGCGGCGATTTGTGCTACTTGCTCGTCGCTGTGAGTGCGACTGTTCATAGCGTAGGGGAATAGGTCTTCGGTTTGCTTATAGCTAATAGATGAATTCATATTTTATAAAGGTGACGGTATACCTTCGGCCCATAGTAGGCCATGTGTTTGCCCGTCTCTTACTTCTCCGCGTTTTATGTCTTGGTGTGACATGGGATAGGTTTCTACTGCACCATCATCAAATGCTACAAGATAGTCCCCTTCGCTCTTCGGCATACTGCCAACTTCAACAGGATGCCACGCTATCGTTACAGTTTGCAACATATAGTATCCCCTGTTCATATTATATCAATATATGCTAAAAAGTGCGGACAATAAATAACGGCTATTTAATTGCCCGTAAATTACATTCATAAAAAAGCCCGCCGAAGCGGGCAAATCACCGTGGGAGTGCTACACATCGTAGCGGATGATTTCTAAGGGTGGCTCGTCGTTGTCTTTAAGTTTAACCACCCTGAAGTCTGTGAGTATGGCGACGTCTTCTTGCCATCTCTTAGCCATCGCCTCTGCGGCCCTCAATGCTATTATCCAGTCCTCTATTTCTTCGTTGCTAAGCGAGACAAGCCTTTGCATAAATGCCTCGCCAGTCAGGATGTCCGTCCCTGCCATTTGTTTTCTCCCACAAGTCAACAAAGTCACAATAGATGTCTTCTTGAGCGACAGCATCTTCGTAATCACCCTGCCCGACTATCCCGAATGCTATCACTACTAGCAAGAAAATCACCGCATATTTGATGTTCGGATGTAAGTGCATCGACGTACCCCTTCAGTTTTGGATTGTTTTTTAGTTTTTGCAACGCTCTGATTTCGATCGTTCTGATTGTTTGACGGCTGACACCCATAACGTCCGCGATTTCTTGATGCGTCATGTTGTAGCCGAAGTCTAAAGCCCGCGCCATTAGTCCTCCCACACCTCTAGTGAACCTTCGTTCATGTC